GCCGTGTTCGCGGTCGCTGGCTTGGCTCCGTTGTAGATGCGAATGATACCTGCGTTCATAGCCGTGGCGAAGGCGTTAGCCTTCACGTTGGCCGCTTCGGTCGCTACCTTGATTTCATGCGCCATTGCGTCCACCCTTCACGATCTCGGCGGCCATCATTTCACCGTCCGGCCCGCGCTCGATCTTGTGTATCCGCGTCGTCTGTTCCCCGTCGTTGTGGATATGCACGGTGATCGGAGGGAGCTTCGGCGCGGCTTCGTTGACGGCGATGTGCTGTTCCATCGTCCGCATTTTCTCCTGCATGTCCATGGCCAGCCGCGTGCTGTCAGTCTCGGTCTTGCCAAGTGCGGCCACGGCCTGCGCTTCCTTGAGCTTGATGTTCGCCTCGGTCTCAAGGGTCTGCGCCTTTTTCAATTCCACGTTCGCCACTGTTTCGAGCACCTCGGTCCGCGCCTTCGTCGCCTTGGCTTGCGCTTCCTCTGCCATCGCTTCTAGCGCCTGATCCTGCGGAGTCTTTTCCCCGGCCTTCGCCTGAAGTAGCTGCGCCTCTTCCTCGGTCGGCTCGACGGCTCCCATGTTGACGAGCTTCTTTCGGAAGTAGTCGCGTACCTCGCCGATGCCCTCGCCGGTCATGTTCATGATCGCCATTGCCTGCAATACCTGCATGGTCTCGGGATCGTTCGCCGATACCTGCATGAGCCCGATGAGCGAGCGGACGGTAGCCTCGCGGCGGGATGCGCTCGACGGGCCAACGTCAACAGCTACGTCGAAGCTGGCGCGGGACAGGTCGTTTTCATACACGACGGCCCCGGACTCGTCCGCGTTCGGGCGCATCAGCTCGACCTTGCCGGTATCGTCTGCGGGTGATAGCGTTTTCATCGTCCGTCCTGATTCGACGTAAACGTCCTTGGCCATCGACAGCCATATCTCCCCGACGCGCCGGATCGCCTTGGCAAAGTTGGAAACGTAGATGAACGTCTGCATGTCCATGCGGGTCTGGATCATTTCTACGGCCTTGCCGGAGATGTTCGATACCATCTTGTCGGCTTCGCCCTGGTTGCCCAGGATCGACTGCATGTCGGCCTCGGTAAGCTGAAGCAAGGCGGCCTGAGCTGGGGCAATCTCTGGGGGCTTCGTGTACGACAGCGGGCCGGCGGGCATCGGGTTGCCGTCCGCTCCGGTGATCGGGTTGACGAGCAAGAATGGATATTGTTTTATGTTATCTTCTGCCCACATTTGAGCATGTCCCGCCATTTGCTCTGGCGTGAAAATAGGCTTTGCCAAGCTCGACAAGGCGGCCTGTTCGGCGAGCTTCGAGAGTTGCATATTCTTCAGCCGTTGCGCGTCCTTGGCAAGCCGGACGTGCCCCATGCACCGCTCGATGTTGTCAACGAACCAGCGCTTGCCGTAGACCGGCACGACAGGGATGCACTTGCCCGCGATCAGGCCGCAATCTTCGAGGATCTTGTTCCCGGACAGGATATACTTGTGGACGCGCTTGGCCTTAACCTTCTTGCGTCGAGTCTCTTTGTACCCGGTCGCCTCAAGCTCTGCTAAAAGCTCTTCCTCTTCGTCAAGCTCAGACTGCCGATGCTTTACCTCATCGCCGGTCGCAACGCTGGTAAACGTAACGGAGTAATCCGACTCTTCGTCTATCTCGTAATACTCCGCGACGAATACCATGTCAGGCGTATACCAGTCGAACTCAACCTGCTCTATTTCCTTTCCGATTGACGACGGACTTTCGTTGTACATTTCTTCGTACGCTTCTGGAGTCATCGAGTACAAAACGAAACAGCATTTCGCGTCTGCTTTGTCCTGGCGCTTGGCGTCCAGGTCGAAGAATACTGAACTGTCCGCGTCGTATATCGGCTCTATCTTGATCCTCTGGCGCTCGTCGTCGGGGTCCTCGTCGTCCTCGTACACGGTGCGCAGCCGGAGCGCCCCGAATCCTCCGCCCACCGCTTCCTCGAAGGCGTTGTCATAGGCTTCCTCGGCTCCGCTGTCGTGCTCGTCTGCACGGAAGAGGCCGTTGCAGGCGTCGGACAGCTTGTCATCCTTTGTCCCATCCTTTGGCACAAAATCGACCGTTATACGATTATTACGGTATTCATTGATGATGCGGATAACAGCGAGGTGGACCTTGTTGACCTCGAACTTCGGCTTGTGCTCGAACTGTTCGCCGAGTGCGCCTTCCCATTGTGCGCCGGCCAGCGAATAGAAACGGCGATCCTGCAAGCACTGAAGGCGCTCGTCTTTTAGCGCCGACTGTATGCGGTCGAACTCGGTTATAGCGCGGTAGTGGACCTTCGCCAGCCTCTCGTCAGTTGTAGGTCTAGCCATTGGATGCCTCCTTGGGCCCAACCGTCTTTGTCGGCTTGAATATCCCCTTTACCGCTGCCTTCACAAGCCTGATTCGCCGTGATAATTCAGACTCCGCAAGCCCCATCTTGATCGCCAGCCGCTTGGCCTGCTTGACGGTCGCCTGTGAGTACATGTCCTTGGTGATCTTGTATAGCATCTCGTTGGACAGGCGGGCAAGCGATGCGGTATCGAGGCGGTCATGGCGCGGCACATTGAAGTCGTGGCACATGACCTTGTACGAGTGTATCAAGACGGCCCGGTCGCGTGCTGATTTATGGCCTTTGTTGTGTACGTTCATGCAAGATCCTTTTTAGCTTCCATCTCATGCTCGATAGCGGATTTTAACTCTTCAAGGTCCGGCAATTCATACCGTCGAGCGAATGCCTCGGCCAGCCCGCTCCATGTCCAGTCCGTCTCGTCGTTCAGGTTGTCGAATGCCGACTGCGCCCGGTGGTCAAAGTTGAGATTGGTTACGACTTCATCGTTCATGGATTGCCTCCAAAGTTACGCAAGCCGGGATATTCTTCGTCAAGTTTACGTAGTGCCTCTTCATAGTCGGGATCGGATTTATTCTCTTCCCTGCTATATGCGTTTTGTTGCGCCATGGCAAGTTGCGCGAGCATTTCCGGATGGACTGTTCTAATACCGAACATATTTTGAGATAGCAAATAGCTTTGATGCTGCTGGGCCGCCTGCTGTTGCGCTTGCCATGCTTTTCTTTGATCCAATACCTGCTGGGCAAGTATTGAGCTGAAACAATCGCCTAAATAATCTTGTCCGAACATAGCGGCTCCTCTTACCAACGGTTTACAACAGGCAACGGAGCAACATTCTGTACTTGCTTCGTCTGCCGTATCATGCCGGGGAATATCTCCGCCAGTCCCCATATCAGCGCGTCAGCCCGGTTCGGCGACTTGCCGCCAGTATACCCCGTTGTCGAGAATCCCGATAGTTCATCCTCAAGTTGCACGAACCGCCCGACATGGCGAACCTTTCCTGCCTCGTACAATGCGCTGAACGGCTCGGCCCGCTGTGCTTTGCCTCGGCTCGCTGTCACCGCCTTGAACGGGGTACGCGGTCGCGCAACCTGGATAGTCTGCTGGACCATCGCCCCTCCGAAGTTCGTCTCCCCTACGATACAATCCGCATTATGCCGGTCGAACGCGGTAGTTGCAATACGTCCCCACGTCGCCGGGCCTGCCTTGACGGTCAAATCTTCCAGCACATAGGCGTTGCCATCCGTTCCGAGCGCCACCACGGATATGCCTATCTCGTCGTTGTCCGCGTTGTCAACGTCGCCCGAACCGCTCGGGTCAACGGCTACCACGATCCGCACATAGTCCGGCGTAACGCCGTCGATGACGCGCCACTTCTCGATTGAGTCATCGGGGAATAGCTGGTTGGGCGTCGCGTCTCCGAACCGGCCTTCTAGGAACCGGACGCGCATCCGGGCCGGAAGGTTCTCCAGCTGGTCGATGTACTCTTTCGATAGGTTATCGATATTGTCGCGGGGATTCATGAAGAACGCGGCATAGTCGTCCGGGTTACGCAACGGCGTGCGCGTCTCCGGGTCTGCCTTCTCGATGAACATGCGATACGACCAATGGGATTTATTCGGCGGGTTCTCGTCGTAGTATGCGCGGAGGCGGAGCGGGATAGGCGGCCGCCCGTCGATCTTCTGTTCGGCCTTCTGCGCCAAGCGGGTACATGCGAGCGATACGGAGGCGTGCGGTATCTGCGATATCTCGTTGAAAAACAACGTCGAGAATTCCATACCCAGAATCTTCTCGGTGCGCTCCTTGTCGTCGAGTCCGGCAAACCAGATCTCCGAATTGCCGGGAAGCGTGATATATCGCTCCTGATTGTGCGGGACGTACTGGATATCCGGGAACGCAAGCCGCATTACTTTGGGGAACGTGTCTAGATATATCGAGGCGATAAGGTGATTCAATCTAAACCTGAATATCGCATGGCGAGAGTTCGGGGCTTTAAGTGCCCGCATAACCATATTACGGACGAGTAGAAAAGTTTTACCGCTGCGTGATCCACCTACGGCCAAGAAGTGCGTCGCGTCCCCGGACACGATCTGCTGCGCCTCATCCTGCCGTGGGGTGAACTTCATAGCTTTTCGTCTACCGGAGTTGCAAGGATACTGACACCGCCGGAGTGTTCAACTTCCTGCTTATCCGTCCATCCGCGATTCTTTAGCGCAAATATCGCCCCGGTGCAAGAGTTGGAACCGAGCATCCGCTCGTAGATTGATTCGATCCTGAGCATGGCCCTTTTTAGGGGTAAGGATATATTACTATCCGAGTTGGCATTTTCCCAGATTGATTGACGGCTGGCATAGCCAAGATGGTACGCAAGCCCGCAGTAGGTCGGGCGTTGTTCGGACTCTTCGCACTCGTCGAAGTACGCGTCAATCTTGGCTTTGATCGCGGCGCTATCGGTTGGATCGTTTATCGCTGGCTTGCCGACCTTGCCTTTGACGTGTTTAGCCGGTGCCGTTTTCTCTTCCTTCGTTTTCCGTGTTGCCATGGATTATATGTTACACCGATACGGGCGGATATTCAAGGGCAGATTTCTTGAGCGTTTCTATCTTGGCTTGCAGTATCCGGCGCTGTTCTGAGGATGCGGCCCTGCGCTCCTTGTCCGGCTGGAACCATAAGCCATGTACTTTTCCGCGTCCATAGCCGTTGTTACGGAACTGGTTCAAGTATCGCTCGTACCATTCGGTCTTCATACCTGCGGCCATTGTTTCCTGTGCCTGTGTCGTCCATGCGTACTGAAATCCGCCATCTGCGCATCGGTCATTCCTGACCGAGCCATATATTCGACAGTTAGGCAGTATTCTGGTTTGTATTTTGTAGGCCTTCCACCGGGGTGCTTGCCTTCAGTCTTTGCCATACTCTATTCCTCTTGCATTATCATACTACACTTCCTCCGCCGTTTCAAGCCCGGTGTCGTACCGGTCTGCATAGAACCTTGAGCACTCGATGCAGAAGGTCTCGTAGTATTCTGCCGTTTTGTGGATGCACTTTGCGCATGGATCTGTTTCCGGTTGGTCGCTCATCATTCCCCCCTTGGATATAGCCTCTTCCGCTCGGCCGCAAGCTCCTCGTCAGTCCAATCCTTGACTGGCTTGAATAGCGTATCATCATCATACCACGTCGGCCTTGCGACATAGATGCGCTTGCATGGTTTATCGTCCTCGTCCTTCGAGCCACTTCTCCAGCTCGCTAATGGTCCCTGATACGTCAATCTCATTTCCCGCATCCTCCGTTATAGCCGTCACGCTTAGATTCTGCTCCAGTTCAAGCCGGTCTTGAATGCCGCCCTTGAGCTTGTCAAAAATAGCTATGTCAGGGCACTTGCCGAATTGCGAAGAAAATGTTTTGAGCGTTTCGGCAAAGATGAAGTCAAGCGCCCTGTCGCTTTTCTCGGCAAGGTAGGTCTTGATGTATGGTAGCTGACCAGCCGGATACTTCGCGCCGTAGTAGCCTTCGATGCGCTGGATGAAATCAGGCATTGTCAAAATGGCACCTCCATTGCTGCCGCGTATGCCGCGTCGTATTCCTCCCGCGTCTGTGGCCGGTTGATTTCAAGCTCGCGTGCCACCCTGTCCATGAGGCTCGAAAGCCCGGCAGGCGTAAACGGTTGCTTATGCCAGAACTTGTCTGGAGATTGCACAAGCTCCCAGTATTTCCCGATGAGCTCAAGTGTGGCCATTTCCCTGTCATCAGGTGAATACCTCCCTGCGAATGCCTCGATGCGTTTGATAGCCTGGGCCTCTTTCGCGTAGTTGGCAAAGGTCGGAGTCTTGGCAAGGAAGCATTGCCGGATGGCATGATAGAGCGCGGTCTGCTTCGGCTTGATGGTAACAGCCGTTGAAGGTTCCGGCACCTCCGCGACGACAGGCGCGGTGGTATTAGTGTTCTCTTCTTTTACTTTAGGTAATTGTGAAGATGAAGATGAAGATGAAGATGAAGATGAAGAGCTTTCTTGTGGGTTAGCGTCCGGTTCTGTTTTGGAAACCGGGCGGTTTTGATTAGCTAACCGGGCGGTTTCTTGTGGGTTATTATTAGAAGGTCTTCCACCTTTTCTGCCATTTTCTTCAGCCGATACGCGCCTGCTATCTGCTTTCAACATTTCTTTATCTGCCCGTTTATTTTTATAGCTCCCGTCTTCAAGAGTGAAGTAATAATCAAGAATGAATCGGACTGTTTCTTCATCTGTTCTACAAACACGGGCTAACCTTCCGATATCGCATCCAATATTTCCGCCTTTTTGCCAATAGTGCATAAGCAATAACAAGTAGGCTCCATGCTCTAGCGCTGTCAGTTCTTCGGTATCTCGCAGATAGTCTCCGATATATACCGGCATCCATATATCGACTTTACCCATCGATCTGCCCTTTCATGTTTTTTATTATCAGCTCTTTTATTCTGTCATTTGGAGTTTTACCTGCCTCAACTACAGCTTCGGCCCATAGATCAAATAATTGGATAGGCAAACAGAACGTGACATATTTCATCCCCTGCGCTGCCAGCAATTCCTGTTTTGTAGCGCCACGCTTCGCTTTTCTTTCCTCAAGCCTTCGCTTGAACTTTGCTTCCTTTGCGGTCATTGTGTCCCCAAATAAAAAAGAGCCCATGTCATGCCCCGCTGTCGGCGGTTAAGGGAGTATCGGCTCCCTTGGCATCACATAGGCTCTCTGATGATATCCGCCCCGATAGGCGTCTTGTCAACTAGCCGACAGTCTGGTTGACAGAATAAGTGTAGCACGATCACAGAACATGGTCAAGGTCAGAATAGCATCCTTTCGTGAGCCTCGCGCCACGCCTTGTCGCTGGCCTTCTGCTGCTCTTTCATCTCAACGGCAAAGGCGGCTTTGCTCAACCGCGTGGCGGGGAGCGTTGTTTGCGGCGGATCTGCTTTGTACCCTAGGACGAAGTCGATGCGTTTGCGGGCTTCAATCGGGCCATATAGGCTTTCCATTGCTTTGATCTGTGCGCCTGCTGGTAGTTTTGTTGCCGTAACTTTTGTTACGTTTTCCCTCGCCCTGTTCTCCACCTCGATAAAGTATTGGCGTATCGCCCGGCCTTTGTCGTTTCTCTCAAGCATGGCGATATGTTTCGCGGTATCGATAGTCAAATAGTAATCAATCTGCGTGGATTTACCGTTAACGAATTTGTTAACCGTAAAATCCTGCTCTTGCGTGAATCCTTCGAGCCTGTCTTGTATCCAATTTCCGAATTGGCGCTTGCTTTCCAGCCCCTCCCACAGGTCGCGGGCATTGACGGTCTGGCGGCCATCGCGCTGTTCAATCTTGATTAGTTCATTCATGGTTTCACCTCGGTGAAAAAAATTGACCGATGAACCACCCTCCCGGCTAGGAGGATTCGAGGTGTATTGGCACCCCTAGGTTCATCGGTCAATCTCGATGCTAGTCTCCAATAAGACAAGCGTCAATCGGTAGCCAGCCGCTTGACAGGTATATGATTGACCTGTCAAGCGGTTGTGTCAATATCAGAACGGGATATCTTCCTGAAATTCTCCAGCGCTCGCCGGAGCCTTGCCACCGTCCCCGAATGGCGACTGCCTCTGTGCCGGTTGCGCTACCGGGCCTTGCCTGCCGGATCGCGGTGCATTCTGCCTGCCGTCGCTTTCACGGGGCTCGAACATGGATACCATGACGCCCTTGCCAGCTTCATGCAGAACGCCTGCGGGGTTGAACCATGATTCCAGGATTATGAACCGGCCTCCATCGTCTTTTTCCAGCACCACGCCGACGTTCTGATACCGGCCCTTGGTCTCCCCGTCCTTCTCGTAGGTGCCGATCTTGACCGACAGGTCATAGACTTTCTTCGTTGCCATTGTTGCTCCTTTTCTTCCCTTTTTTCAGCCCTGCCAGTTGCCGGGCCTTGCGCTGCACAAAGTACGATTTCAGTACCGGGGCTGAAGTATACCACGTCCGGCCGATCTTGACACCATGAACCGGGCCTTCCGACAGCACGCGGCGGGCGTATTCAAAGCCCACGTCAAGCTTGATTTTCTGCAACGGCACATAGCCGGACGGCAACGCGGCGATCATGGCGTCATACCGGGCCTGCGTCTTTTCGCGCGTAAGCCGGTTCCGCCGCTGGTCGCGTGTCTCACCTGGTCGCCAGTCTTTGATCTTCGCGTGCCTGGCAGCGGCCTCCTTTTTCCGCATGATCGCCATTTTCTGTAGCCGCTCATCTGCCTCGCGCTTTTTTCTGGCCTCGGCCTTGAGCTTTGACAGCCGATATTTTTCTTCACGCTTTGCTTCCGATTCCTCCTTTGTGGGCCTTGGTTCCCGGTCTGGGCGCGTTGCATAGTTGCTCGTGTTGAAGCGTGGGCTGATGATGATGAGGTG